ATTTCCACCATTTACAATCTTCAACACAGATGCAGCGCTTTCCTGAATATCCAAAACGTCTCCGGTTCCCGTCTGATTCAACAGAAGTGCCGGTCCGGTGCCGCTGTTAGTCGCTTGCACACTCCCTGTCACGGCCAAGTCCTTCTTTATGCGGACCAAATCCGTTGTTGCCTCCAGATACGATGACATCGCAGTGAGAGCCCTTCGCTCTTCTATCCTTGCCAAAATATAAAAGCTGTCACAGATAATCCAAAAAAGACTAGTTCAATTCAAGCCATGTGTGTGCATGGCTCGATCTCCGTCAACCAACGTAGTCGCAATGGCATCGGATGTTGAGGACGCTGAGCCTCGAGCATTTCGAGGAGCCACGTTATTTTTAGTTGAAAGTCCTCGATGTGGGACTTCATGGACGGATCGTTGGCCTTGGACTTGAGGACCTCACATAGACCACCGATCGTTTGCGTGACGTCACGTACGTCCACTACGTCCACTACGTCTACTACGTCCGATACGTTGTTCTCGACGTGCTCGTCGTCCTCATAGTCCAAGTAGTCTTCAACGTCTTCAGCGTCCTCCACGTCCGAGCCGACCAACATGCATGGAGTCCTTACGTTGTCATTACGCTCAATGCGCCCAATATCCATTATCGTCAGTTGCTGTAGGGGCATTTACGGAACACAGTCAATGGGAGTACGTCATTCGCTGGACGCGCGTCAATCGATTTTCGATCCGCGGGCCTTGATTGGCTTGCTAGGCTCGATTCCTAGGCTTGCATGCCAGCCCAGCAAGTGGGGCCGGAGGCTGCCGTCAAAAATCGACCACGGCCTGTCTCCCTTGGTTGTACATACATTGGCTGAATACCCAACCTCTTATCCTTTGGTCCCTCGATCCCTACTCGACTACCTCGACTACCTCCCACAGTTCCAAGCAGAAGCTATGGCGTCTACGACCTCTCTGCCTTCGGGCCACAAGGTCTGCAAGAACCACATGTCCTACAACTACACCGGCAAGGAGAGCTCGCCCCAAGGCTTGGGCTACTGCGCCGAGGGCGAGGAGATGGGCGTCGTGATGGTCGGCCGTGACAAGCACAACTGGATGGTCGGCCTGAAGCAAGGTCTCAAGACGTGGACGCGTATTCCCGATACCAAGGTCGTCGCCAAGAAGGAGGTGCCTCCTATGGCGCCTGTTGCGACTGCTGCTCCTGTTGCCAAGACGGCTGCTGCTAAGGTGGTGCCCGTGGCCGTGGCTGACGCGGAGAGCGACGTGGAGCCCGACGTGGAGGCCGACGTGGAGCCCGACGTGGAGGCCGTGGACGCGGAGTCGGATGCGGAGCCTGCCGTAGAGGCGGATGCGGAGCCTGCCGCGGAGACCGAGGAGCTCGAGGAGGAGCCGGTGCCTGAGCCGGTGAAGCCCAAGGCCAAGCCCGTGGCCAAGCCCGTGGCCAAGCCCGTGGCCAAGCCTGTCGCTGCTGCTACTGCTAAGGCCGTGGCTAAGCCTGCTGCTACGGCCAAGCCTGCTGCTACTGCTGCCAAGCCTGCTGCTACGGCCAAGCCTGCTGCCAAGCCGGAGGCCAAGCCGGAGGCCAAGCCGGAGGCCAAGCCGGAGGAGCCCAAGGCTGCCCCTGCCCCCAAGAAGAAGCCTGTCGCCGTCGAGAAGCCGGAGATCGAGGCGGAGCCCGAGTCCGAGGCCGATGCGGAGCCCGAGCCGGCCAAGGCGGCCAAGGTGAAGCGCGCTCCTACTCAGTTCAACCTGTACATCAAGGACGCGATTGCACAGCTGCGTGAGACGGAGCCGGGGCTGCCGCAAAAGGAGTACATGGCCAAGGCGGCGGCCATGTGGAACGACTACAAGGTGGAGCAGGGCATGCCCGAGACCAAGAAGCGCCCGGCCAAGACCGACGAGGAAAAGGCGGAGGCCAAGCAGCGCAAGGCCGAGAAGAAGGCGGCTGCCGAGGATGGCGACAACGTGAGCGTGGCCTCCAGCAAGGCGTCCAGCAAGGGCAAAGCCGACGGCCCCAAGGTGAAGCGCCCGCCCACGGCCTACAACATCTTCGTGCGCGAGAAGATCGCCGAGCTCAAGGCGGCGCAGCCCGGTCTGGAGCCGAAGCAGATGATGGCCATGGCGGCCGCGGCGTACCAGAAGTCCAAGGCGACGGCGGTTTGAGGCGACGCAACCCCAAAACACACGCAACGCAACCCCAAAAAAGACAAAAACATGCATCACTTTTGCACTTGCAGTTTTGGTCCGGGCCTCTTTTATTACCAGGCGGGTAGCGCGAAGCGAACAGACCCGGCCACTCCGAGCCAAGCAGCAGAGAGAGTTGCTCCAACGCCGATGGCAAAGAGGACCCTTACATAGACGCCTACACGTTCGCAGTTGCGCATTCTTACAAGAGAACATGTAAAACAAAAAGTAACGTGCTTACGCAAGCGTGGTAGGTTGCCGTACGCCCCCGAAAAAAGGAGGTTAAAGGAAGGAGTGCTAGGTATAGTTAAGAAGCAGCCATGGAGGAACTAAGGCTCGCCTTCAAGCGCACCCACCCGATCCTCGTATTCGATGCCAGCTACTACACGTTCTATCGGTTCTTTGCGACCAGCAAGTGGTGGGAGTTTGCGAAGAATGAGGGCGACGCCAATATGACCAATCCCGCGTTCAAGGAGGCCTTTGTGAAGCACGCCACGTCCGACCTGGCCCGGATGCAGAAGGTGTGGAAGGCGCCGAAGGAGAACGTCGTGTTCTGTCGAGACTGTTCGCGTGCGGACATATGGCGTATGGCGTCGCACCCCGAGTACAAGGGGACGCGTGCTGTGAACGACAAGTTCGATGCCGGGGCCTTTGGTGTGATGCAGGAGGTACTGGCGGGCGCGGGCGTCAAGGTGATCGCGATGCCGAGCTTGGAGGCGGACGACGTGGCGTGCGTTCTGTACCGTGCCATTCGCGGGGCCTTTGGGCCCGAGCCGCGCGTGATCTTCATTACGGGCGACCACGACTACCTCCAGCTCAAGGACGATACGAACGACATTTACAGCATGGACAGCAAGAAGGGCAAAAACCTGTGGGAGCAGGGCGTGAAGAAAGGCACCCACAATTTCGTGTGCAAGATGCTCATGGGCGATCAGAGCGACAACATACCGCCGGTGCTGACCAAGGCGCTGGCGGTCAAGTGTGCGGCCATGGCGACCGAGGAGGAGCGGCGCGCGTTCTTGGCCAAGGTGGGGCCGAACAAGGTGGCGGACTACGAGCGCAACAGGCGCTTGATGTGCTGGAGCAACATTCCGGCCGAGCTGATCTTGGGGATCGACGTGGTGGACGTAGAGGTTTAAAAGGCGAAAGTGCGTGGGTACTGAATAATATGCGTGCGAATGTTATAAAACCAACGAGACCATGTCAATGCGCCCTGCGCGTGCGAATCGTCAAGTGCCTAAAAAGTACGATGGCTTCGAAGTGGATTTGAACCCGAAGAAGGGCAGTCGGACGGCCGTTGTGGTGCCGACAGTGACTGCGACTTCTTCGTCTTCTTCTTCGCGTTCGTCGCGGGCTTTGCTTGACACGGCAGCTCTGATGCGTCAATCAAGTCCCGGGACTGCGTGCCACGTGAGCTATACCGTTTATAACCCGCAAACTCGCGAGGACCTCGGCGGCACCTATTTTGGTGACGTGGAAGCGGCGGCGCGGGCAGCCTTTCGTCGCAATGCGACTGTGAATAGCTCTGTAAAGAACCTCCGTGGCGGTGTCCGGTACGCCAAGTTTTGGTTTCGGGTGCGCGATCGTACGCGCAACGTGGTCACCTTGTACCACGTGGAGGTCTTTCAACGGAAGATGGAGAGGTCGTCAGCCTTTCAAAAGAAGGCCTTCAAGGACTTCATCGAGGACAACGTCGACTGCGGGGAGGACGGGAACATGCTGGTTCTCAATAACGTACACACGTACAAGGTGAATGTTAAGGGGCCTATTGAGTGGAGCGGGTGAAGTGCGTGGCGTGGTGCTTTGAGGGATTCAAAAACTGTTAAAAACAACTTATTTTTGTTACTGAAATGGTTTGATGATGTGACTGTACTGGGGATCGAACCCAGGAAGCGTTACGCATTGCATCTTGAGTGCACACGGCAATCTGTGGCTTTCGCGCACAGCGTGGACTATACCTTAAGCCTTCACCGACATGTTGCTAATATGTCTCTGGCCCACATCCGTCTAGTCTCTGAACATTCTCCATTGTCTGCAAAACGACTTTAGGAGCTTTGCTGCGGATTGTCCATTTTGGTGTAGATTAACACCGCATACAAACCATTTTTACCGTACCGAAGGTTGTTTCTCTTCGCCAGAGTGTGCTTTCACACACTCTTTGGTAGGTTTGTTTTTAGGAGTTTCCCGCAATTTGAATGTGTTGCAAGGTTCTCACTAGAACCCTACTAGCTGTTGCGTTTAACAACAACTGGAGCTGACATCAACCCCTTTGACCACTCGGGAATACAGTCTATTCGTATCATATTCGGATCGAACGAATGACCTCGACGTGTCTGCCCACCCCTCCCATTAACAGCGTCGCGCTCTAACCAACTGAGCTAATGATACTCCCCCTCCCCACACTACGATAACATGTTATCCTTAAATCGTTTTTGCCACTTAAGGACGCTCAAACATATTGGCGGCCACAAGATGTTGTTGACGACACCGCAATTTGGAATATGGAATGCATGCTGCAAAGGCTCGGCGCTTTTGAGAAATTGTCGCATTGTAGTTGGCAGCTTGAGTCGCGATACACAGTGCTTTTTCAGCAGCGTCTGCACGAGCACGTTCCTTTGCCAGCTCTTCAGACATCTCCTTATCCACCTCCGCCATCATGGCATCCACCTCTGTTTGCGTGTATGTTTTCTCAGTCATTTATCTGCAATAAGAAAGCATGCATAGGTTTCTTTATATAAAGAACAATCCACGTCCAGCCACGTCGAGCCACGTCGAGCCACGTCATGCCCGACAAACACGTCATGCCCGACAATCCACGTCATGCCCGACAATCCACGTCATGCCCGACAAACACGTCATGCCCGACAAACACGTCATGCCCGACAAACACGTCATGCCCGACAATCCACGTCAGACCCGACAAACACGTCAGGCCCGACAAACCACGCGAAGCCATCCACGTCAAGCCCGACAGACACGTCATGCCCGACAATCCACGTCATGCCCGACAGACACGTCATGCCCGACAATCCACGTCCAGCCCGACGCGAAAAGGTTAAGGCCCGGCGGGTAGCGCGGAGCGAGCAAAATCGCGCGCCAGCGATGCGGGGCACGGAGCCGCAACTTCGTAGTGTTACAACTAAACAGCGCACTTGAACGTCTTAAACGTCTTGGCCGCCGCCTTCCCCGGCATAGCAAACGCCTTCAGCAGCGGCAAAAAGCAAGAGGCCGCGCGCTCGTAGGCCGGCGTCTCGTTGTAGAGCTCGGTGAGCGCGTCCTCGAGGTTCGTGCGGGGCTGCGCCATGAACGGCGCCTTGGCGTACGCGCGGACGTGGGTGGCCAGCCCGATCACGTCGTCGAAGGCGCCCTCGAGCTCCTCGGCGTCGGACGCGTCGGCCAGCGCCTTGATGGCCGCGTTGGCGAACGTGCAGTGGACCAGAGACGCGTCCTCACCCTCGTTGAACCACCAGACGTTGAACTCCACGTAGCTCATGGACGCGTGCGACATGTACACGTTGAAGACCGTGCGCAGGACGTTGGCCAGCAGCGACTTGGAGAACTCGGCGTCCATTGCCATGTCGTGGTACAGCGTCGCAAAGTCCTCCTGATGATCGCCGTTCGAGCTGTAGTACTTGAGGTCGCCAGGGTAGAGGTCCTTCCACGCCACGACCTTGACCACCGTCTTGACCACGTCGTGAAGCATGCCCTCCATCAAGGACATAGGCACGTACGGGCGGTTGAGGAAGCCGACCATGTGCATCAGCTCGATCGGGCTCTTGAACGTGTAGTTGCTGCGGTTGGCCATCCACCACTTGCTGAGGATGCGGTTGGCCGAGCCGGGCTTGGTGCTCGCGTAGATGTGCGCGTCGCGGATGACGCGGAAGAGGGTCATCAGGTCGGTGGCCTCCGACTTGGCGTTGACCGACGCGTTGACGGTGGCGTCGACGTCCACGTTAAGCTTGACGTCCAGCATGTCGTACGCGGCCTGGTAGCGCCCGGTGCCGTCCAGGTAGGAGGAGCCCTTGATGCGCTTGGCCGACTTGACGATGGCGGCGCAGTACATCGGAGACGCCGTGAACTTCATGGAGGGCGCGTGCGACACGGAAGACGCGTGCACCACGGAGGACTTGAAGGACTTCATGGCTGCGCGTTGAGGCTGCACGTCGAGGCTGCACGTCGAGGCTGCACGTCGAGGCTGGGCTGCACGTTGGGCTGCGCGTCGAAGCTGACGTTGTGCTGTGTTGCTGAGATTAATGAATGAGCAGACTGTGGGCCCGGGTGGGTGCTAGGTGCCAAAGTTGGGCGCGGGCCAAGGGGTTTGGGCCAAAAAGTGGGGTCAACGGATTGGGTCAACGGACCTATGCGGAACGTCTTGACCGTTTGAAAGGGTTCGCGACTTCGGAGCCCTCCAACTCCTCGACAACCCCAACGGCCACACCATCCAAGAGCCGTTTGAAGTCGACCACGTCAAGGACGGCGGGCAACGTGGGTAGACGTTGTAGGCGTTTGGCGTGAAAGACGTAGAAGGTGACCACGTCCATTACGTGTTCGAGTTTGCACTCTAAGAGGTCTTTGATGCTTTGAATAGATTCCGGATGTACAGTCACGTCTGCCCGATCGAACACAAACTGGCCTACGAAATCCTCGATGATGGGCAGGTACCTCGCATCGCGGAAGCGAAAGCACGTCTTGAACTCCTCCCAAAAGAATGGGGGCATGTCGCCGTCGTTGTAGTACCGCGAGTACATTCGTGAGAAGAGACGCAGAAGCTCGCCATGGTCATTCAACGCCTCGCCGTAAATAGGCACCAGGACCGCAAAGGCCGCATCGTACTCCTTCTGATAGATGGCATCATGGTTGTAGTACGAGCCTGGTGGGGATTGTCGGAGCTTGATCACGGATTCCATGGCTTCGGATTCCATTGCCTTAATGTATCTGTTTCACGTCACTGGCTTTGCTAGCTTAGCAACCTGTCGTTTTTTGCAACCCCAAAATGGTGGGACTTGTTTAATGGTGCACCTATAGACCCACGTCACGTACCTGGCCACGCTATACATAAACCATAGACCCGTGGACCAGGCATAGCCCACACGCACCAGCACCAGCACCCCACCAAAAACCAGGTACGCACGCGCCAAAGTCCGCACCAGTGCCGTAAGGGTACAAACAGCCCATTCTAAAAATGGAACGCGATCTTGGCTTAGAAAAAACCCGCCATAGATATTCAGGGAGGGCGAGAGCCTGGACCGGTGACACAAGAGCGACCCACCGTCCAAGATAAAGCCGCACCAGAATGGAAAGCTTCAACAAGTTCCTGTCACGATTCCGGTCTGAGAAGGGCCAAGGATATACGCACACCAGCATCGGACAGCCGAAGATCAGCCTGAATGTGCCCGACGACCGCCAGGAAGAGTTCCTGGCCGCCTACAAGCGGGCCATGATCGGCGGCATTCCGCTGCATCTTACAGAAAAACCAAAAAACCCGAGTTGCATGCGTGCCGATCTCGACTTTCGGTTCTCGCTGCCGTCGGACGAGACCACGCGCTTCACTCGGCTCTACACGACCGAGCACATCGACAACATTGCGCTGTCCTACTTCAAGGTCCTGCACGAGTATGTCGACGCGCCGCCCGAGTGCTTCATGGCCTACATTATGGAGAAGTCGCGGCCGTCGGAGTACCGGCACAAGCTGAAGGACGGTATCCACATCGTGTGGCCGTACCTCGTGGTGTCGAACCACATGCAGCACTGGATCCGCAAGAAGATCCTGGACGTCGCGAAGGAGATGTTTGCCGGGCTGCCGTTGCTGAACCTCTACGACGACGTCGTGGACATTGCCATCATTGACCGCAATGCGTGGCAGATGTACGGCTCGAAGAAGCCCGACAACGAGCCGTACCGTGTGTCGCGTGTGTTGACGTATGATGTGGAAGAGGGGACTCTCGGGACGCTCGGAACGCAGGCCGGGTCCCTGATCGACGTGACCCCGGCGTCCATCACGGCCGAGATGGATCTGAGCTACGTGGACCTCTTCAGCATGCGCAACAAGTCGGAGGCGATGCCGGTCAAGGCCGACAAGGCGCAGGAGATCGAGGAGTACATTCGGTGCGTGCTGCCGACCATGGACGAGCGCCGTAAGACCAAGCTGCATCAGCAGATCTTCGGCAAGGCGATCAACCATGTGCGCAACTATACGAACGACGAGGAGCTGCATCTGGCGCGGCAACTGGTCATCGAGTGCCTCAACCAAGTGCGCGCCGAGAACTACGAGGACTGGATCAAGCTGGGCTGGACACTGCGCAACATCGACTATCGGCTCATCGATGCGTGGACCGAGTTCTCGAAGCTCAGCAGCAAGTACATGAGCGGCGAGTGCGAGAAGATATGGGATACCATGCGCATCGACACCCTGGGCATGGGGACGCTGCGCTGGTGGGCCATGCAGGACAACGAGCAGCGCTACAACGACATCCTCGAGAGCAACGTGATCACGCTGGTGGACAAGTGCACAAACGAGAACGCGCACTTTGACGTGGCCAAGGTGGTGTACAGCATGTTCAAGGACGAGTACCGCTTCACGCTGCGGGACACGTGGTACATGTTCTCAAAGACGAAGCATCGGTGGGTGCGGTCGTGCGAGGGCCTGAAGCTGCGCTTCGAGCTGAGCAACCGGGTCTGCGCGGAGTTCATCAAGCGGGCCAACTACTGGTCGATGCAGGCCAACCAGCTACCGACGGGGAGTGAGCAGACGAAGGAGGTGTACATGCGGCGCCAGCACGACCTGAGCAACATTTCGTGGAACCTGAAGAAGTCGGGCTACAAGGAGAACGTGATGCGTGAGTGCAAGTGCCTCTTTGCGGACGAAAAGTTCGAGGAAATGCTGGATTCGCACCCGCACTTGCTCGGCTTCGAGAACGGCGTGTATGACCTGCGCATGCACGAGTTTCGCGGCGGCTCGCCCGACGACTACATCTCGTTCTCGACGGGCCGGTACTACATGCCGTTTGACCCGGCGTGCCCGGAGGCCAAGGAGATCGACAACTACTTCAAGCAGGTGTTCACGAACCCGAATGTGTGCAAGTACTTCAAGGATCTGTTGGCGATCATGATCGATGGTGGCATGAAACAGGAGAAGTTCTATGTCTTCACCGGAAATGGCTCGAACTCCAAGTCAAAAATATTGGAACTCTTTCAAAAAGCAATTGGGGAATATTACTGTATCCTTCCAGTGGCTCTCATTACACAGAAGCGTGCGGCCAGTAATGCCGCCCAAAGTGAACTCGAAAGGTTGAAGGGGCGGCGGATTGCGGTGATGCAAGAGCCAGGTCCAACGGAAACGATTCAAGTTGGAATCTTAAAAGAGCTCAGCGGCGGAGACACGATCCAGTGCCGAAAGCTGTACGGAAACCCGGTAGAATTTAAGCCAATGTGTGCTTTGGTGCTAACAACCAACGTGTTGCCAGAGGTTCCCGGTGATGATGGCGGAACGTGGCGTCGGATCCGTGTGATTGATTTTACATCCAAGTTCTGCGAGAACCCAGATCCCAAGAAAGCGACCGAGTTCCCGCTGGACATGCAGCTTGCGGAAAAGTTCGAACAGTGGGCCGATCCATTCATCAGCATGTTGATCGACCACCACAAGAAGACCGACCTTGTGAACATGAAGGACATCAGCGAAGTGATGGTGGCGACCAAGCAGTACCAACGTGCCAACGACATTCTAGGTCAGTTCATGGAGGAGCGGATCGTGGAAGTCACTGAGAACCCGGCGGCCGCACGCATGCAGCTGAACCCGCTGAGTGTGGACTTCAGATCGTGGGCACAAACGAACTTGCAAAAAGGGAAGCGTCTACCCGACAAGACGGCAATTCGCATGTACTTCGAGAAGCTGTGGAATGCGTACCCTGCCGATGGCAAGGGTTGGCGTGGGTATGCGTTTAAGGATACGGAGGCTGCGAGCGACGAAGAGTCGTAACTCTAAAAAACAAGACGATGCGCGTATGTTTATTTTTGTAAAATGGTTTAAAGCGACCTTTGCTTGGCTTAAGAGAATGAGCCCCTTAATATTTAGTTGAGCCAACGAGCACAAAATGGCACGCAACGACGGTCAAGCCTTTGAGCACCATGTGGTGCGTGCCCATGCAGCAGAGTTTGATCACACTGTTTGGCACACGTCGATAGTGCCCGAAGATGACCTGCACAAGTGCAAGATCATACATAACTATAACTTTCATCGATTGCAGCGCATTGCTCGGCGCCGCGAATCACTGAAGATCAAGCCGGTCTATAGCGACTATGGGCTCGACTTTCTCGCCAAGGACAAAGAGGGCAACTACTATGCAGGTCAATGCAAGAACTATGAGAAGAAGCGAGTGACGGCGGGGCACGTTGCGTCCTTCATATCCATTGTGACGTTCCGTGTTGGACGTGGCTTCTTATACACGACGTCGAACCTTGTGGTCGACCTGCGTGAAGACCTGCAGCTGTCACGTGATGGTCCGACACCGATCTACCATCGCAAGCTTCCGTTGGACTTTGAGAGATCGGTAACGCAACCGCCGGTTGTGGCCGAACTGGACGCGCCCTTGCGTCCTTACCAAGAGACGGCAATTGCTGCACTCATGGGCGAAGGCAAGAAGATCCTCGAGCTTGGCTGTGGCCTTGGCAAGACGCTGATTGCAGGCCATGTTCTGCGTGCATCGCCACAGTACAAGCTCATCATTTGCATTGCGCCTCTGCGTATATCGGTGGAGAACCTTCATGCACGTCTGATGCCCTTCTTGCCGCGTAGCATGCCCTTGCTGGTGGACAGCGATACGGGTGGCACGACTGACCCTACGATCATTCGGTCGTTCTTGAACAACGGAGGTGAGGCCAACTTGGTGATATTCACAACGTTCAAGAGCATGGAGAATGTGTTGGCGGACATTATGTTTGACGGGGAGGATGCAGATGAGGAAGATGCAGATGAGGAAGATGCAGATGAGGAAGATGCAGATGAGGAAGATGTCGATGAGGAAGATGTAGATGAGGAAGATGATGATAACGAAGCAAACGACACAAAAGTACTAAAAGTAAACACAAAGTCAATGCTGCTCCTCGTAGACGAAGTGCACAACATGACCAATAAAGATAACCTCGTTCGCATCTGCAACAAGTTCGAGAACAGTCTACTGCTTTCGGCAACGATGCCCGAGGAGCTCTTCGAAAAAGTACAAGCAACGCGAACCTATTCGTACGGCATTGCTGAAGGCATTCGCGATGGCTATGTGTGTGACTACGAGGTCATCTTGCCTTGTGTGACAGTTGATGCCGAAGGTGTTCCTCAACCCGACATCAGCATCCCGAAAGAGTTGTCGCTTCGGGACATTGGCAATGAAGAGCAGAGTATGATGCTCAAGGCCCTCTTCTTAGCCAAAGGCATGCTGGCAAAGGGTTCGAGACGCTGCTTCGTGTACATGAAGAGTTGCGAGGAGTGCGACGTGTTCAATGCCGTCTTTCGACGTGTATGCGAGACGTACCATGGTCTAAGCTTGTGGTGCGAGAAGATCAACACGACCGTATCGTGTGTCAAGCGGCGCGAGATCATGGACGGCTTCCAAACGGCACGCACACATGACCTCTACATCATCACGAGCGTTCGCATTCTCGACGAGGCCGTAGACATCCCTGCATGCGATAGCGAGTTTATCACGTACGTGGGCGATCGCAGCAGCGACATTCGGACGGTGCAACGCTTACAACGTGGTGGCCGTTTGAACCCCGAGCAGCCATTCAAGAAGAACCACCTGTTCATATGGGCCGCCGATATGGCACCTGCCATAAACACGCTCACGTGGTTGCGTGAGGCGGACGTCAACTTTCATAAAAAGATACGACTCATGAACGGTAACTACGATGGAACCGAGAGGGCCGAAATCAAGGAAGAGGAGGGCAAGCAAACGATTGCGATGACCCAAAACTTGTCAGTCACATGTATGACAATAAAGGAGCGATGGGAGTTACGCAGACGACTATGGATCGCTCAATATGAAAAGCAGGGGCGTACTCCTTCATTGACAGCAACGTCTACGCCTGAAGAGAAGAGATCGGTTCAATGGCAAAGTGATATGCGTAAGATGATGAAAGGACATAAAGCCTTAACTTTAACCCCGGACCGAATCGCCATTCTGAATGCAACCAAAGGATGGCTCTGGGAAGAGCCCGATGCCTTTGAAACCCAATACAATCTGTGGGTAAGAATGCACACAAAGCTTGGTAGGAAATTGTTGGCAAACTCAAAAGATGCAGATGAAAAGAAAGCCGCCATCTGGCAAAACAGCATGAATCAAGTGAGAAAAGGACACGTCAAGTTGCGTATTATTTCCGACGAACAAGTTACATTACTCAGCAATACCCCGGGATGGAAGTGGGGTTCAACAAAGTTTGATGATCAGTTAAACAAGTGGATCGGTCAGTACAGGCGTTTGGGAAGGCGTCCAAAAAACAATAGACACGATGCGCTGGAGAAAAGTGCGGCTTATTGGGAGTCATGTATGCGTTTAGCGAACAGCAATAATGGCAGATACAGAGATTCTTACGTTCTAAAGGACAATCAAAAAGAAATATTAAATAATACATCAGGATGGGAATGGTAAAACATTTTTGTACTTTCATTCATCCACGAGAATAAGTTTGCCATTGCAACCAATGGCACTACAAGCCCATCGGTCCCATCCCCCACTTAAAGATAAATCGCCATTACTACTTAGTGACCCGCGCTGCCGCCAAGTGACAGCAGCGCCGCCCAACAGCAGCAACCCCACCAGCCCCCAAGCAACCATGCGTGTCCTCAAGCGCAATGGCCAGCTCGAGCTGGTCTCGTTCGACAAGGTGTCGACGCGCATCAGCCACTTTTGCGATGATCTGAAGACCATTGACCCCCTCGAGATTGCGCAGCGCGTGTGTGCCCGCATCTACGACGGCGTGACCACGTCCGAGCTGGACGAGATGGCCGCCCAGATGTGCTTCAACATGGGCACCGAGCACCCCGACTACAGCGCCCTTGCGGTCCGCATCATTATCAGCAACCACCACAAAAACACGCCCGCCACCTTCCTCGAGACCATCGAGGCTCTTTACGCCATTACGGACGTTCGCAACAAGGCCGCGCCCCAGATCAGCGACGAGCTGCTGGACATTGCCCGCAAGCACTGCGACGTGATCGAGGCCCACATCAGCTACGAGCGCGACTACACCTTCGACTACTTCGGCTTCAAGACGCTGGAGCGCTCCTACCTGCAGCGCGTGAGTGGCAAGGTCGTCGAGCGCCCGCAGCATATGTGGATGCGCGTGGCCCTCGGCATCTGGGGCGCCGACTTGGCCAATGCCCTGACGTGCTACACGATGATGAGCACGCGCCTCTACACGCACGCCACGCCGACGCTCTTCAACGCCGGCACACGTATGCCGGCGCTCTCGTCGTGCTTCCTGCTTGGCATGGAAGACAGCCTCGAGGGCATCTATGACACGATCAAACGCAGCGCCCTGATCTCCAAGAGCGCCGGCGGCATCGGGACCCACATCCACAACATCCGTGCCCGCGGCAGCTACATCCGGGGCACCAATGGCCAGTCGTCCGGCCTGGTCTCGATGCTGCGCGTCTACAACGCCACGATGCGCCACGCCAACCAGGCCGGACGTCGCCTCGGCAGCGCGGCGCTGTACCTGGAGCCGTGGCACGCAGACGTCTTCGATTTCGTGGCGCTGCGTCGCAACACGGGCGCCGAGGAGGAGCGCTGCCGCGACCTCTTCCTGGCCATGTGGCTGCCCGATCTGTTCATGGAGCGCGTCCAGGCCAACGGTACGTGGTCGCTCATGTGCCCCGACGAGTGCCCCGGCCTTCCGGACGTCTATGGCCCGGCCTTCAAGGAGCTCTACGAGCGGTACGAGCGCGAAGGTCGCGCACGTAAGACCATCAAGGCGCAGGAGCTGTGGATCGAGATCATCAAGAGCCAGGTCGAGACGGGCACGCCCTATCTGCTGTACAAGGATGCTTGCCAGAAGTGCAACCAGACCAATCTTGGTGTGATAAAGTCCAGTAATTTGTGTTCGGAGATTACCTTGTACTCAGACGAGAATGAGTACGCCGTTTGCAACCTGGCGTCCATGGTGCTGCCGTCGTACGTCAATGTGAAGGGAGACGTGCCGACCTACGATTTCGCCAAGCTGCACGACGTGGTCAAGTTTGTCACCCGGTCCATGGAGCGCGTCATCGACCGCAACTACTACCCGGTCCCGCAGACGGCGCGCTCCAACTTCCGCCATCGCCCGATCGGCATGGGCATCCAGGGCCTGGCCGACGTGTTCATTCTGATGCGCATGCCCTACGACAGCCCCGAGGCGCTGGAGCTCAACCGCCAGATCTCTGAGACCATGTACCACGCGGCCCTTGAGGCGTCGATGGAGATCTCGAAGGAGCGCGGTGAGCAGATCGCACGTATGGACTACATCAAACTGCAGTCGGGCGTCATTGCCGACGAGCTGGCCCCGGAGCTCGGTCGCCTGTCCAAGACGTGCGTGGTGCGCACTGAAGAGCTCGAGGCCGATCTGCCCGCCAAGTGGGCCGGCGCCTACAGCACGTTCGCAACGTCGCCGACGGCCAAGGGTACGCTGCAGTTCGATATGCATGGAATCGTTCCGACGTCTGGGCCTGGCATGCGCTACGACTGGCCCGCCCTCAAGGCCGCCATTCAGGAGCACGGCATACGTCATTCGGTCCTCATGGCCCTGATGCCGACGGCCTCGACGTCTCAGATCATGGGCTCCACCGAGAGCTTCGAGGCGATCACGTCCAACATCTTCAGCCGCCGCACCCTGGCGGGCGAGTTTGTCGTGGTCAACAAGTACCTCGTGAGCGACCTGATCAAGCTCGGCCTCTGGAACAAGACCATGAAGGAGCGCATCATCGCCGGCGACGGCAGCGTCCAGCAGATCAACGAGATCCCCGAGGCCACACGTGCGCTCTACAAGACGGTGTGGGAGATCAAGCAGCGCGTGGTGATCGACATGGCGGCGGCCCGCGTGCCCTACGTCTGCCAGACTCAGTCCATGAACCTGTACGTTGAGGACACGGACCTGGCAAAAATGACCAACATGCACTTCTATGGCTGGAAGAAGGGACTCAAGACGGGCGTCTATTACACGCGTACCCGCCCGAAGGCCAAGACCATGGCGTTCAGCATCGACCCGCGTCTGGCGGCGTCCAAGGGCGTCTCTGCGACTGTTGTTAAGCCGACCGATGAGGAGGTTGCCGCTTGCAGCCGGGAGAACCCTGAGGGCTGCTTGATGTGCAGTGCCTAAGCTGCTTTCACGATAAAACCACGATGATGTCTTTATTTTTGCCACGTTGTTGGGCTATTAATCCAATATTGCTCACTCGTAAAATGTCACGTCAACAGATAGATGGCATAGATAGATTCGATGGCACAGTTACGCGCATACGAGGACAACCTCAAGGCGTTGTCCAACGTTCACGTAAGTGCCGCTTCAAAGGCCTTCAAGGCAAAAGCAAAAGCCGTCATATCCAATGATCTGCCCAAGTGGCATCTGTACGCAATCAAGGCAGACGTGGACGAAGAGGCCGAAGAAGCGGACGAAGAAGCGGACGAGGACGCAGAAGCAGCCCTGTACGCCGGCATCACCCTCGCCAAGCGCCCCGACGACGTGGCCTACATGTACAAGAAGGTTCAGGCAGCGACGGGCTTGAAGAAGGCCGACGTCAATGAGATCCTCTTGAAGCTCTTCGACCACGTACGTATCTTCACCAACAGCGACCTTGTCAAGCAGCTCAAGGCCGGCGCTAAATGGCTCAACCGGCGACTGACGGACGCCAAGTGGATGGCACTGACCGAGCGCCTTTCCAAAAAGTCAAACCAAAGTCATAAGAGTGCCGAGTGGGCTCTCAGCCTCGCATGGGACGCACTTGAGCGACCACCGTGGTGTGCCGCCGACTTCACCGATCGCTCGACGCTGAGCGGCATGGTAAAGACAGGCACGCACGAGTTCGTGGCCTTTGACGACGCCGCGTACTCCGGGACGCAAAAGGCAACGCAGGTAGGCAACGTGTTTCGTGTTCTTCGGGAAGCTTGGAATAACGAACAGCCGCCCATCACGGTCTACATGGTCATTCCCTTTATGACACATGTCGCGATCGATCGCTTCTGCCGTATTGGCGAGGCAGACCTTGTCAAGAAGGTTGTCAAGAAAGGCTCGATCGAGCTCCAGTATCCCGACGGCCACCGTATCCTCATATGGCTGGGTGGCGTCCTGATGCCGAGTACGATCGAGGTGCTGAAAGGGTTACCTGACATGACAGAAGAGAAGGCACATGACTTGAGTGCGACCTTCTTGGACAACGCGGGCTCGCTCTGCATCTTTGAACACAAGGTCCCGGACTACATGTCGTTGCCATGGCTGATCGGGGAGACATTTCAAAAGCAGATGTGGGATCACTACAAGCATACGCCACCTTACAAGCCGCATGTGGAGTTGGCTGCTTCGCCACACGTGCCAAACAAGGACCCTCAAGTCCGCTCCTTCAAGTGTGCCCGTCCGGACAGTCCAAGCTCTAGCGTGTCTTCGAGCAAGAGTACGAACACGATCGCTCGACTGGATAGTGTGAACAGCGTGAATGGTGGCACTGGCGGCGCAGCCCGTTACCCTGGCGGCGCAGCCCGTTACAAGTTCAAAGGCCGCTCCTACAAGCTTCACATCGGCAGTCGCGGCGGGCGCTTTGTCGTTGTGGCCAAAAAGAAGGTGTATGTGTAGACTACCTTACTATGCGCTACGGGGGCCCAGGGCGATTGAGGGCATTCAAGCGGTTTCTTAGTAAGCTTTTCTCGAAGCCATTTTGGCGCCCGTGAACGCACGGGCTTACTTAGCCCGAGGCAAACGAGGAGCCAAACGACGCTGTACCTTCTTTTTCGCAGCCGCCGCGCCCCCACCCATGACCACGCGGCGCGCCGCAGTCTTCGGGTCGTCGGTCATGGCCCAGATGTTCATGTTGGTCGCCCAGGCCACGGTCGCCGCATCCTTGCTGAACATGGTGTGAATGTTGGTCAGGGCCGTCTCAGCGTCGATGTTCTCGGTAGCCACGTGCCCATTGGCCATGTACTTGAACTTGAGCTGCAGCTTGGTGATGCCCGTCGCGTACGAGTTGACCTCGAAAGCCAGCTTCTTCACGAGGTCCATGCGGGCATCGTCCGGATCGAAGCCCACCTGCTCGAGTACCTCAATGTCGTCCTTGATGAAATTGTCGAACCACGAATGCAGGTTGACCTCGAGCTCCGCACCCGGATGCAGCATCTCGTTGAGCAGGTAGTAGGCCACGCGGTTCTGCTCGGGCGTGTTGCCCTCGACGCCGGGCTTCATGAAGCGCATGTAATCGCGGTTCTGCTTGAACAGGGGCACGGTCTCGCGGCTCATGCGGCGCATCTTGAGCAGCAGCTTGAGGCCGAAGGTGTCGCTGGCGGCCCACGGCGCCGCAAGGTCCGCACGGAGCGAATCGCCAGCCTTGAGCGACAGCAGGAGCGGCTCACGTGCGGCGGGGGTCGTTGACTGAACGAGGACCTTGAGGTACAGGCGCAGCGGGCTCGTGTAGTACTTGAGGGCCAGGATCATGTTCATGGCCGTCTGCGACACGCGGCGATCGACGTAGATCATGACCTTCTCTTGCTTCTTGACGTCGATCTCCTTGGGCTTGCCATCCGAGCCGGAGGCAGAGGCAGAGGTGGATGCCGTAAGCGAGGCCGACAAGGACGGAGGGGTGCTCTGCGACAGACGCACCTTGCGCTCCAGACCGGCCAGGTCCGACAGATGGTCGCGGGACGACGCCGCCGACGACAGTGAGGATGCCGAGGAGGAATCCATGGACGCCTCGACCATGTCAAGCATGGCCATCTCGGACTGATACTTGGTAAGTGTGGCGAGCGAGGCCATGATTTAAGACGGCACTAGCAATGCTAGTGTACCCTTCCGATTCTTCTTACTATCTAGTGCACATATATAGTAGGGAAAGCCTTAAGCCGGTGTCTGAGAAGTAGGTCAAGCGCATGGACCCCCATCCCCACATTCCCATCATCTTCGTGATCGATTGGGATGGCACGATCGCGGGCAAGGTGGACTTCCAGAGCCATCGGTACTCCATGCAGCTACTCCTCAAGAAGTATGGTTATAAGGCGAGTTCGCAGCAACCGCCAACCGCCTTCTACCCGGACCAAGGCTTGATCCGACCGGGCCTCGTGGAGTGGATGGGCGCCATGCAGCAGATGTACCAGAACAACTGCTACTTCTTCATCTATACGGCCAGCGAGCGCAAATGGGCGACCCAAGAGGTCGGCTGGATCGAGCGCACGCACGGCATCAAGTTCGCCCGGCCGCTCTTCTGCCGCGACGATTGCCTCGTGGACGGCAGCGGCAACTACAAGAAGTCGCTGGCCAAGATCTTTCCGCGTGTGTGCCGGGTCGTGGCAAAGCGTACGCCGCTTACCAACCGCGAAAAGCAGTACATGTTGGACAAGCGCACCCTGGCCATCGACAACTCCAACGTATTTAACGAGACGGACAAGTGCCTGTTGTGCCCCACGTACGGCTACGCATTCTATGAGGACCTCTTGGACGGGTTTCCGAAGGCGGCCTTGGCGCACCCGGTCGTACAACAGCATGTGCTGAGCTTGGTGAACGAGGGGCTTGTTTGCCCGCCTCATGGACTGACCGGAGGCGTCAATGGAGTAGCTGGAGGTGGCGGCAACGGAGTGGGGGCATCCATGCACCAGATGTTTGCCAAGTACCGGTGGCTGGCCGTCAAGTGCAAATCGATCGTCGATGCCAATGCTGCATTTGAGGGCGATCGGTTCTGGAAGGTGATGTCCAAACTGCTTCTTAGGAACAACATCATTGAGTTTACTCCGAGCGTGGTGCGGCAATTGACGAAGCTGGTTTGGAAGCGGTCGGCGCCTACTTAAACAAAGAGTGTATCCGTAAGGCTAGTAGAGGCTAGTAGAGGTAGTCGCCTGCCGACACAATGAGTAACCTGATCCTTGCCTTCGACATCGGCATCAAGAATCTATCCGTGGCCGCGGTCAGCCAGAGCGCAAGCAATCCTACGACGGCGATCATTCATGCATGGCGCCTTTTGCCTTTAATGCCGGAGGAGCGGAAGACCAAGCCGCCCCAAGAGCAGCTTATGATGACGTTGTTCAACCATTTGGACGAGCTTGTTGAGGAATTGGAAGACAGCATACCAGGTGTTGATCTTGAGGTCATCATAGAGAACCAACCTTCTCGCATCAACGGAACCATGAAAACAGTGCAGACCTGGATCCAAACGTACTTCATGTTGCGCAAGCACTGGGCCGTTGGCATGCAGGCCGTCGCGAGCGTGCACCTTGTGAGCGCCAAGCAAAAGCTGGTGGGTCACGACCATGAGCCAATCGGGGCCAAGGGCGAGGTTGGGTCGTACCGATGGAACAAGACGGCGGCGGTGGTTATCACACAGGCTTACATTGGATCGGGGTCAGCGTGGTTTTGTGAGATGTATGCTGAGAGCAAGAAAAAAGACGATTTGGCGGATGCGTTGCTGCATGCGATTGCTTGGATGCGGCGGCAGGGGAAGATGGTTGCGAATGTAGTGGATGGTGCGGTTGCTCTAGACGAACCAAATATGTTCAATCAAGATTAGAGGGAGTGACGGTGCCATGTCAAGTAAGATTTTTGTAGATCCCCTCATAGGCAATGTGGGGATCGGAACAGGACTACCAAGTGCACAGTTTCATACCAATAGCACGAATGGTGGCAAGCCTTTGCAGATCGAGCAAACGGCTTCGAATGTTGAGTTCCCGCCGCTAGGTGCAAGCAATGTAGGGTATTATGCCGATTATACGGACACGGTACCGAGCATTGATGTGGGGACGCCATTGACTTTGGTTGAGTATCCGCCGGTTGCACTTTCAAGTGCCACAACGACAGCGGGGCCAATTACGATTAATGTAGCAGGAGCATTTTATGGGAATGGAAATTATGTTGTGACTGCAAGCTCCGTTTATGATTCTACAGGTTATGGACCTTGGAAAGTTTTTAATAAAACACCGGGAGCAGAGGCGTGGATTTCAACAGGAGGTACATACAACACAACTACCCCTTATGCGGCTACATCTGGAGGACCCACTACCGTTTCAGGAACATCTTATACCGGAGCCTTTTTGCAAATGCAATTGCCTGACAGCATTATATTAAAGTCATACAGCATTCGTGGATTAACTGCCAACATAGGTAAATGGGTCATTGCTGGGTCTACTAACGGGACCGCTTGGTCTCTTGTTGATTCTAAAGAGTGGGGATCATGGGTACCAGGGATGGATTCATATTTCTCAACATCCAATACTTCATCATATGCCTATTATCGCATTATTATCCTTAATATGGCAGCTGTAAATGGATACGCCGTGATAGTGGAATGGAGGCTCTTTGCCTACGCTCCCCTCACCACTACCGCTCGTGAATACCCGCCACTGCCCATGACGGCGAACACGTCGTATCTGAATGGGACTTATGGGGCGGGGACTTATCAAATTACAGCAAGCTCATCCGGTTATCCCTCTACATTCCCTCCGCATAGTGCATTTGATAAATCGTCTGTTGCTACGTCTTTTTGGATAAGTGCAAACTCATCAATATACAACACATCAGGGGCTTACATTGGAAGCGTAAAAACCATAGATAAAACAGAATCATTATATGCAGGTGAATGGTTACAAATCCAAACCCCATTACCTATAATTATTAGTTCTTATAGTATAACATCTCGTAATGAATCATATTATGCACATTGCACTCCTTCAAGGTGGTATATATTAGGTTCTTTAGATGGAGTAGTGTGGGGAGTTATTGACTCAAGACAAACTCTAATATCTTGGACACAAGGGCAAACACAAACATTTTTAATTAATTCAAATAACATATTATATAGTTATTATCGTATTGTTGTGAGTACAAATTACGTTGCAAGTGCAATAGCTGATGGTACGGCTATCTCCGAATGGAAGCTCTTCGGCACCCAATCCACCTACCCCAAATACCGCACTCTCCTTCCCGCCACATCGTCAACCTACAACCCCGGCACCTACTCCACCTACGCCAACACCATCTACAATGCGACCACGATCGACGCCACTCCACCAACATTCATAAGCAACAAGATTCTGAGCAACCCATGGAAGACGGGGGCCAACACCTACACGAATGTGGCCGATGCAAACCCCATTCCATCCATCTTCTTCGAACTCCCTCAAGCCATTCTGCTCAAGTCATATCAATTTACTGCACCTGACACTGCGACTGCACCAAGTTCATGGAACGTATATGGAAGCAACATGGGTGTGGCCAGTGGGTGGGTGCTGACCGATGGTCCCCGGACCTCGCAAATCGCTCCATGGACGACCTCGCTCACTCAAACCTACACCACAAGCGGCACAACGACTTACAACATGTTCAAGTTCGATCTCTTGCGTAATGCAAGTGCCTCTGCCAATTTCATTGCGCTCAATGAGATCCGGCTGAACGGCAATGATGTGCTCCCCGATGCACGCATCACAGTGAATGCAGACGGGCGGGTTGGGATCAACACACCACTTGCCGAAATTAATACGGGTGCAGCCATGACGGTGAGTGGCAATATGGCTGTTACGGGCAGCATCCGCGCCGACAACCTCGGCATGTTCCGAAACCGAATCATTAACGGTGACATGCGCATTGACCAACGCTTCGCCGGCACGAGCACTGCCATCGCTGCGGCAACCACCGGCGTTTACATCGCAGACCGATGGCGCGTCAGCAACGGCACTACAAGCGCCGCGCTCACCATGCAACGCGTTCGCGCGCCGGCGAACCCATACGGCCACCAGTACGCGCTCTTGGCGATCGCGACGACCGCGCAGGCGACCATGAACAACCAGGACTACATTACGCTGGAGCAGCGCATTGAGGGCTACAACATCGCCGACTTTGGCTGGGGCACCGCTTTCGCGCAACCGGTCACCGTCTCGTTCGCCGTGTACAGCACACAAGCGGGCCAATACAGCCTCTCGCTGCGGAACGCGACGAACACGATGTCGTACGTCGCGCCGTTCACGGTGCCGGTCGCGAACCAGTGGGTCCAGGTGCAGCAGACAGTTCCCGGCGAGACCTCCGGCACTTGGGAAGCCGAGTCCGCGCTCGGCCTCTCGGTCGCGATCACGCTCGCGGCCGGCAGCAACTGGATAACGTCCGACGTCGGGCGCTGGCAGGAGAGCAGCCGAGCGGCGTCGGGCTTCGGGTACATCGCGGCGACGGGCGGGGCGAACTTCATTGGAACTGTGAATAACCAGTTTTATGTGACGGGGGTGCAGGTGGAGAAGGGGACTATTATGACGGGGTTTGAGGCGAGGCCTTTTGGAGTGGAGCTTGATTTATCCCAAAGATATTATGAAAAAACATATGGTTTGGACGTGCGCCCGGGCACAGCAAGCACAGCAGGAGGAGATGTAGGTATCATTTTCGGAGCATATTCTGCCAGTGCACTAACCACTACATATCTTGGGACAGGAGTTAAATTTGGAATATTAAAGAGAAGTATACCAAATGTAATTTTGTACGATTACTCGGGTAATGCTGGAAAGTGCGAGCGCGTTACGCCAGGTATAGGTGGAGATACAAATCAATCAGCAGGGGGGAGCGGAATTAATATAACCGGATTTGCTATGGATAGCGCATCAGGAACAAACAGAGCTCAGGTAAGATTTCATTATATAGCAGATGCGGAATTATAATTGCCCTATATTATTTTGATACTAAGTAAGAGACCCCACCACTCCCGTGCGCCCAATGTCCTCCATGCCCCCCTCCCCCCTCCGCGAGAACCCTCAAACGGCCCCGCAGGCCCCGCAGGTCACCTTCACACCAGCGCGGTATCCCGTACCGCACCCGTACGGTCCCGTACCGCACCCGTACGGTCCCGGCGGCGCCTATGCGAACCCCGCGCTGCTCTTCATTGCACTTGAGACACAACGCCGTCTACCGGCTCACCGACATGATCTACAGCGTTCACGAGCCAGCCAAACCAACTCTTCTGTGAAACCGGCTGCCCGACGCTTAGGAGTCGACTACAGAAACACTACGAAACACTCATCGCTGCACTTAACAATAAGCATGCCACTAAACAAAAATAAGACCTCGCAACCCCCACAACCGCACCCTCAACCCATTCCCAACACCCCCTTAAACTTATTCATTTTTTTCACACACTTCGTGATCGTCACCTCGCTGACCTCGCACGTCTCCGCAATGTGTTTTTTGCTGATGTCCAGCTCGTTGGCCGTTTGAGGCACGGCTTTTTGGGGTGGAGTACGTTTTGTGCCAGAGATACTATGAAACACTTGCAAGAGGAGACGGAGGTGTAGATAGCTTAGGAGGAGGTACACATTTTTTTACTTGGGTTTTCAAAGTTACTAAACGTACAAAACTGTAATTTATACAAGTGCAAATGGTCTTGGTATCACTAGATCAACTGCTGCTGCATATATACTGAATGGTACGATTGATACAGAACTTTAGATTCTTTTAAAGCTATGTTGGTTCACATGAAGTACAAGGGCATTGGGTGGCAATATCTGAACTGTAATTTATCCTGTGCCGCTCCCTCATGACTCCAAGTCGCCGCACGGATCTTCATTGCGTTGATCCACAACGCTGTCTACCGGCTCGGAGATGTGATCTACGCTGCGTTCATGAGCCGGCAAGACCGGCATAATGCGGTGTAAAACTCAAATAACAAAAAATAACACAATTACTCAATCCTCCTCACCCTCCCAATCGTCCTCCGCCTTATCATCGTCACTCACCACCTCTTCTTCTTCCTCCTCGTCTTCCTCCACTCCTTCGTTTTTCCCTCCCTCCGGACGCAGCGCCGCAAGAAGTTTCCGTGCATCCGCATTCAGCACCGTTTTGGGCACCACTTTTCCAACGCCGTCCTCGTCGTCGTTCCCATCGTCCTCACTCTCAGAATCCCCATCAATAGACGACACCTCCTCCGCATCTCCATCGTCTCCCTCCGCCCCGCCATCCACAGAGCCACCATCGTCCAGTATGTCCGTGTAGTACAACGGGTTCTTCCGTTCCTTAACGACTCTGCCGATGATCGAGATCTTGGAGTCCTTCAACTGGTAGCGCTTGCCAAGCACCTCGACCAGGATGTCGTCGCCGACCTTCAGGCTGTCGAGGTCCACCTCGCTGCTGATGCCTGCGCTCCGACGTGGGATCAGGATGTCCAAGATGCCGTCGCCGTCCGCTAGCACACCAAGGTTGTTCGATGCCTTGACCTTGGCGTCCACCACCATGCCGGTCGTCGGGTTGCAGACGTCGCCCATGACGCACACCTCGAACCGTGTATGCCCATTGAAGTGCGGCTTCATGAAGGACCCAGCGGACCTGGACGCGAGCGCCAGCGTTCCCGGCTTGACGTAGCCGAAGCGCGAACATACGCCCTCGAACTTTGCCTTCAGCTTGGACGCAATCACCTCTACGAACGACTCCGTCAGCTCGGACGGTGCAAGCTGCACGTGCGTCTTGAACCGAATCGGGAAGTACATGCTGGTGGCCGCCATTGTTGTCTAAGTATGCGGCCTCGGCCAGCCTCTTCTATCCATATGGCACGAGTCTTTAAATCAATTTTTGGGGTTAAGCGGCCTTTGTTTTCCAGTAAGGCGGGTACATCATCTGCATCCGACCTGCCTTGCGATCGAGCGCCTGCCCAATCACCCCGCATATCTGCTTACGCTTCTCGAGCTGCTCACGTGTCTCGGCGTCAAGGCTGTCGTAGAGACCCGGTGCCACTGTGTTCAACAGGACCTTCAAGTCGGACAGTGTCCGCGTCTCGCACAGAGCCCCACGTTGGTCGCCCTTCAGCGTATTGGGCGTCAGTAAGTGAAAGTCGAGCTTTGCATCCGGCTCGGCACGTCGAACATCACGCTTGAGCGCAAAGTACCCGACGACATCGATCAGGTACTTCACTTTCATGGGAATGTCCTTGAAGGTCCGCGCGGCACGTACGGCATCCGTCTGTGCTTGGCTGGCCCGCTCGAACGTGTCGGGTGTGTGTTGCTTGGGGTAATAGACGTAGATCTCGAGCTCTTTACGTGGGGTGAAGATGTCGATGTACCCGATGAAACCCTTAGCATTGGACTTCGACTTGGGATCCATCCCCACAAGAATGCCCTCCTCCTTGAAGATCGCGGACACACGCTCCAGTTCAGCAGGCAACACGCCCCTCAGCCGAATGATCCCTTCTACCAAGCCTATGAACGTTGGTCGCGTCATGATGCTGAACAACGTAAACTTCGCGGCAATCGGATCGTCGGGCAACAGCCTCACTTGGCCGATCAAGATCTCCATGGACGGTTTGGGTGCGGACTGACTTGTGGACGGGCCTGCGCTTGCAGCTTCCGCCTTTTCCGTAGGACGTACCACAAGCAGACGTTGCCCTGGCTCTCGAACGCTAGTCTTGACCACAACCAACGTGTCCCTATGTAGCGCAAGCATGTGGCCCTCTACGAACTCGGGCGTGTCGACGGCCTTTGCAATAGCAAGACGTACGATGTGCTTTGGGAACCCGATGGCCTTCTCGATGGTCGAAAGTGTGAGCTTCCCACCGGTCCCTTGTGACTCACGTACGCTTTCGCGCACAAGCCCCGCCAACCGAGCCAAGGCCGTCGGCATCACGATCTCGTCCCCAAATGTCGGAGCCACAGCTACATTGGTTTCAATACCAAGGGTCGTCTTACACTTAGGCTTCTCGGCAGCATCGTCCCCAAACGCCCACTCTAGCCGAGTGCCTTGCGACGTACGCAGCTGGGCCTTGAACCCGAAGAGCTCTTTCGGGATGTAGTTGGCGTCCAGGTTCAGAGCGCAATCCATGGCCCGGTTGCGCAGCACTTGCTCCACGATCTTGACCTGTCCCTCCTTCCGACTCGAGATCTCATAGGCGTGCTCGTCGGGCGTCTGCTTGCTGCCCGCATCGAGTGCATCGACGGCACAATGTAGGTAGACCGTCACGTTGCGGTCCTCCAGTTGCAGCCCTTGGTGGCTGCACGTACGCACGGCACGCCCAATGACCTGCTCGACCTGGTGCATGTGGTACCATGGCTCGAGGATGTGGACCTCACGTACGTTCTTGAGGGTCAGGCCCTCGCTCGCAATCTGCGTCAGGAGCACAACCTTGACGTTGGTGCCGCTGCGGTTCTCGGGGGCATTGACGCTCGTAAGGATATCTGCGATGGAGCGCCGGCCCATTACCTTAGCGGTGCCCGAGAGAATGGCATACGTCAGGCCCTTCTTCTTGGCCTTGCTCTTGACAACGCCACCGCCCGCCCCTAGCAGGTTGTTCTCACCAAAGCGATTGTACCCGATGTGCTCGAGAGCAATGGCCAATGGCACGACACCGCTCCACACGTACTCGCTGTAGACCATGACGATCCCCTCGGCTTGTTGGATGAAGTCAACGATGCGTTGGAGCTTGGCGGCACATGCACCAAGGCCTTCGGCTCCTGCTCCCGGACGTAAAGCATTGACGTGCGTCGCATACTCGACGTGCAAGCTCTTCAGGTCAGGGCGCTCGATGCTCTTGAAGACTTGAAAGAAGCCCTTGCGGCCGATGGTTCCCGTCGGGTACGTGATGTTGGTGCCTTGCATGAGCTGGGTTTGGGCGGCGTTTTCGCTTGGGACCTCTGCTTGTGCGTTAAGCTGCGCGTTAGGCTGCGCGTTAAGCTGCGCGTTAAGCTGCGCATACTTCGGCATATGCTCGACCCACCACTTCTTCTGTACGGACCCAAGGATCGACGGCACCACACCGTCCCGAATGTGGCTCGTCCAGTCACGTTGCTCGACGGTCAGCAATTGTGTTCCATTGACAGAGGGCGAAAGACGTGGGGCGAACGTGATAGGATTGGCACCCTTGAGGAACGACACGTACTCGGCAGTGAATTGCTCAAGCTGCTTGAAGACCTCGACGTTGCGGTTTTTAGCTGTGCGAAACAACTTGACACCATCGGCAAATGGCGACGTCCGGCCATCGTTTGCCAACATCAAGTCCATAAGGCCGAGGATCTCTGCAGGCTCGTTGAACATGGGCGTCGCCGAAAGCAAGAGCAGCCTATTGCCGCTTCCACGTCGCAGGGCCGCCGCAAACGCAGGGATGTCGTTGCGTACGTTGTGGGCCTCGTCTACGATGATGACCTTGTCTTTGATAACTGTCGGTCCCTCGAGCAGACTCTGGAGCCCGTCGTAGCTGATGAAGCGGTAGCGTGACTCGATCAGTGCCTTCATGCGTCGGCTCAGTATGGCCGGCTCGAGCGTATCGGCATTTGGAAAGAAGCGTGTGTAGAGGTCACCTGTGCAGGCAGCACTGCCCTTGGCCGCCGAATAGATCTCGCCTGTAAAGGACCGTTGCAGTGCCGGCGAGGCCACGACCCATATGGACGGCTCGGCCCCGCCCGCCCTGGCACTCCGGACCCTGTGCGTCTTCAAGAAGGCCTCGGCGAAGGTAATGGCCGAACAGGTCTTGCCTGTGCCGAGGCCGTGGTACAGAAGCAAGGATCGATAGGGTGTGCGGCTTGATAGGTACTGTGCTGCAATGTATTGGTAGAGGTACTTCTCAAAGGCACCACACTGCGCTTTGGACAGGCGCTTGTAGTCGGCCTCTGTGGCCATGGGCTGCGTCGCGGGGGACCGTAGGATCCGAAACTCCGGCCTCGACACGACATTGATGGCAAAGTCGGAGTCGCCTTGAATGGGAAACGTGGGAAACGTGGGAAACATGGATGGGAACCAGATCGACGCCTTTCTTACTTGAACCTTGCAAAAGAGTATCGGATAGTATATGCTACATACCCAATTTTTGTTATCAGCAAAAAGAAGAGACGCCGGCGCCGCCAGCATGGCCTCAACATGCCTTGAGAGCGACGTGGTCAAGCTGCGCCCTGAGCAAAAGGCTGTCGCGTCCTACCTTCTAGACAACCACGGCATCCTTGCCATTCACAGCACGGGCACCGGAAAGACGCTCACATCTGCGGCGGCCGCGGCGTGCTTGGTCATGTCCGGTCAAGTCGAGCACGTGGTCGTCCTCGCCAAGAAGTCCGCACTCTCGCAGTTTGAAGCCGAGGTCCGACGCTATTGGGGTGACCGCGCTCCCATACCCCTCTTATGTACGACCCACCAACAGTTCTTCACGAAGAACGCCAAGGACGTCGTACCGTCCAAGACCTTCATGATCGTCGACGAGGCCCACGAGTTCACCAATCCGCTCGCCGCCGGCACCAAACGCATCCTGAAGTTTTCGCAAGCATGCCACCGCATCTTACTCCTCACAGCCACGCCCATTGTCAACACATCCTACGACCTCGCGCCCCTCATCGCGATGGTCCGCGGAGGACCCGTGTTGGCCCGCGCCGCATTCGAAGAGATGCTTGCAAAGCCTTCAGCATTCAAAAAGTACTTCAAGGGTGCCGTTCACGTCAACATGATCGACAAGAACGCCGACCCGCACTACCCCCACGTCAAAGTGCACAAAGTGGCGATTCCCATGGGGCCGACCACTGCAAAACAATACGCCGTCGAGGCGAAGAAACACATGCCGTTCGACATCAACCTCCGGCAACTCTCGCTCGGGTACGGTGAGTGCGAGAAGTGCGCGTGGCTGATGCGGCACATCAAGAATTGGATTGCCCGCGGCGAAGGCAAGATCCTCATTTACACGGCTTTCCTAGGACGGGGCAGCGTCCTTCTCACCAAGCTGCTCAAAGAGAGCGGCGTCAACACGCTCCTCATCGACAGCAAGGCCAACGGCGGCGTTCGCCACAAGGCTGCGCTCTTGTTCAACAAAAACAGCGAGCCCGACGCGGACGAAGAGCGCGACCTGCGCGACCTTGTCAAGTCGCAATCGAAGACAAAAGTGGGGACGCGGTGCGGCGAAGATCGCGTCATGCTCGTGAGGGAGAGCGAACCCCTCCAGGCCAAAAAAGAAGCAGGCAAGCAAAGCTACGCGTTTTCTTGGACATCGCCAGACGGCAAGCCAAAGAAGCTCACCCCTACTGAACAAGCGTATGTGAACGAGCTCGTCATTCCACCGGCATGGAGCCCTGCCGAAGTGTGCAAGAAAGGCGACAAGCTGGCGTGGGTCGCACAAGACAAGAAGGGCAACTGGCAGTACAAGTACACTGCAGAATGGCAAACTCAGCAAGAGTACAAGAAGATCCTTCGGCTAAAGGAACTCACCAAAGCCTTCTGGAAGAGGCTGAAAAGCACGACCGACCGCCATCTCAAAGGCTCGACTTGGAACGAGCAAAAACTCCTGGCCGTCGCGACCAAAGTCATGGAGACTTGCCACTTCCGTGCAGGGACGCGCGATAATGGGGACGACGAGGATGACGATGAGGATGACGATGAGGATGAGGTCGAGGTCGATGCCGATGCCGAGGCCGATGCCGATGCCGGGGACGAAGCGCGACCCGCGGCCGCAACTAAGAAACACTACGGCCACTACGGCCACTACGGCCACTACGGCCACTACGGCCACTACGGCCTCATGACCCTGCAGTCGCGCCACGTCAAGGTTGAGCCGTCGAGCGTCCAAATCAAGTTCATTGGCAAGTCTGGCAAGACGAACACATGCGAGCTTACCACCACCACCCATGCGCCTCTCGTGAAAGCCCTGCGCGGGCTTGCCCTTGCGCAATTATCTAAGCGCAAGAACGCCCCGTTCTTCATGGGCACGAACGCCGCCCAGCTCCGCAGTTACCTAGCAGCCATTCAACCCGGCGTGCGGCCGAAAGACTTCCGCACGTACTTTGCCAACTACACGCTCCTTGACCAGCTCCGCACAGCGCCGCTCCCTCACGAACAGACGCCGCGGCAACGGTCGGCCCGCATGCGCGAGGCCACGCTCATCATCTCGAAAGGGCTCAACAACACGCCCGAAGTGAGCAAGAGCTCGTACATCTTCACGGGCTTCTGGGTGCTATATCTCACGGACCCCATGCAGTTCAATCGCGTCCTCGCCAAGCTGCCGTCAGATGCTCCGACGGTCGACGTCCTTACCGCTTTTGTAAAGTTCTTCGACGAAAACGCCATCGACTGGCAGACGATGCTGAAGCGGTTCAAAGAGTCCGGCGGCATTGCGGACTTCACAGGCCTTGCCAACGTCTTGCTTATTACAGATGCCGGCGCGGAGTCCATCGACTTGAGCGGCACGCGACACATCGTCTTCATGAACCCGACGTGGACGCCCGCACTCGAGGCCCAAATCATAGGCCGCGGCCAACGCTACGACTCGCACGCCGCCTTGCCCGAATCGCAGCGTACCGTTCATGTATGGAAACTGTTCCTCGACTACCCCAACAAGGAACCTGCCGTGGAGCGCCACATGGAAAACTTGGTAAGGGACAAAGAGGCAGAGCAAAACCGCATTTACAAGGGGTTGACCCTGTTAAACGTGGGAGGCTCCTAAACGCCGCCATGCTGTTGATGGTTACCGATCACTTTCGAGTTCGTAGAGAACTGGTTGTCGGCACACTCGATCTCGATCGTGAACGAGTGGTCGACAGAGTTGAAGTCAACCTGGCTGCCGTCGTGGTACTTCCACGTGATCGTGAGGCGGTCGAGCGTCGCAATCGGCGCCTTGAGCGTCGACGGGTTCGAGATGCACGCCTTTTGGTCGAGGAAGCCGACCGAGAACGGCGTCTCCGACTTGGACAGCGGCATCTTGGCAAATGCCCGGTTGCCACTCTCGCCCGTCGTGTCGACCTGGTTGATCTCGTTCACGTCCATGACGAGGTAGCGGTGCGGTACGGTGTTGACGATACGCGGGGGCCGGACGGTTTGGGCACCACCCACGAGGGCACTCACTGCGGCCACCTTGTTGAAGCCTAGGAAGAAGGCAAGGCCCCATTGGCTCGAGGCGCTCGACGCCCCGGTCGCCGCATTGACCGTGAAGCTCGAAGCACCATTGCTGAACGTGAGCTTGTTGGTCGCGGTATTCAGGGTGACCGTCATGCCCGAGAAGCCGGCTGCCTTGGCTGCGGTCTCGACGGCCGCGGCGAGCGTTGCCGGCGTGTAGTTGCCATCGGGAATGGTCACGGCCGTGCTACCGATCGTAATAGTCGTGTTGCCGAGGGCCGCCGTGAAAACATAGAAGCTCGTGGGGATCTCAGCGCTCAGCAGCCGCACGCCGATCACGTTCTTGTAGGTATTGGGTAGACGGAGCTGGTATGCGTTCGGCGTCGGGTATGCGTCAAAGCTCCGGTCCGCAGAGTCGCATAGGACAACGTGACGGTAGGACTGCATGGATCTTCTAGCGTCCTCTACTCTATTCTTGCGTGTCCAAAAAAATCAGTCGAATCAAACCAACGGTGTTTGCTTTAGAACAAAAAGAATAGGCGTCGCGCTCTATATGAGCTTGGCCTGACGCTTGTAAATGTCCGCACACACCGCCGTGTCGTAGCGTGCATCGTGGGCATGACCAGGTGCCTCACAATCGAAGAGCTCTCGGTACAGGTCGAACAGCTTGGGCCACTTGCGACAGCGGCCCCGTTTGTCCTCGGTGCCCTTTACTGCCGTCTTCATCGTACAATGCTTACGCATGCCCTCGATCTTGGCAGCCAACGTAAGTCGGCCCGCACGAATGGCCTCAGACCGTAGGACGGCCTCGTCGAACTCGATGTTGTGAGCCACGAGAACGGCCTCAGGGTACATGTCGAGCACAAACTCGAAGTAGTTCAGCACGTCATTGAGGGACTGGCCCTTGGCAAGTGCGTCCTCGTGCATGATGCCGTGAATGGCGGAGGAGTCCGGCGGTATGACGTACCCAACGGGCTTGACGATCGCGTTGAACGGTTGAGGCTGCACCGATGCACGGCCTTCGATCACGACTTGCCAAGCGAGCTGGACGAGACGGCAACCCTTCCACTCATCGACTCCGTCTGGTCCATTGATCTTGTCAGCATTCACCTTTCGCGTCCACGGCGGCAGGCCTGTGGTCTCGGTATCGAACACGATGGCTGGCAGGGCTGCTAGCTCAGAGCAGACCGTAGGCCCCCGGACCGTAGGAACATTTGTTAGAGACTCCTGGACCCTTTGATTGGGATTGGACTCCTTGGTACTTAACTGGGACGCCCCCGTGGCCTTTGGATTGGATGCCATGGAAAGGCGAGATGGGTATGATGGGCACGATGTAGTTGGAGAAGCCGTAGACGAATCGCTCGCCAGGTATCCAAGGTGCTGCGTCGGGACGCAGGAAACCGCTGGACGTGCCCTCCTTTTTTACACATGCCGTCGCTACCCCTAAGTCCCCACCGGCTGTAGCGACGCCGGCCTGGGTGATGACGCTGTGTGCCGATCGGAAGAGCGCCTTACGCTCACGGTTGTGGTTACGGATGCGGTGCATCACGCCGTCGGCCGGGAACCACGCGACTTGGCGGACCTCGCGTGCCTGGTTGATGTTGTTGGGATCCACAATCATGGACTTCTCGTTGCCGACGCCCACGAGCTGGGCCACATAGTAGACATGGCGATACAGAACCTGATTGGTGCCATAGAAGATCTCTTCGAAGGGCTGGATATCCTTGCGCAGACGTACGTCGTCTTTGCGGTAGCACGTCTCCTCGCAGAATTCGCGAATGCCGCAGTCGACGTCGTCCTCGCGCAGCCGGCGCCGGCCCTTGGGGAAGCCCCACTCCGGCTCGGTGTAGTTCGTCGTCGATGCCCGGATCAGCTTCTCGAGGGACACGAAGGTCGGCGGGGCCACGGCGCCGCCCTGGCCGCGTACCGTGAACCCCTTGAACAGGGTGTCGAACTTGGACCGCGCTTCATAGTACTCCTGCGTCTGCCTCGGAATGAAGGCCTGATACCATACATGGTTCCATAGGTCATTGAAGCTGCTGCTCATGAGGAGCGCACGTTCGCCCTGCGTCATATGGGATAGTAGTTGACTCACGTAGGTCACGTCATTGACGTCGTACTTGCCCCTGATGAACTCCATGAAGGAAAGGCTGTCCTTTCGCTGGATCATCAGGTACTCGGTGGCCCCGTTGTCGCGGTTCACCCTGTAACAGATGATGCCAAAGCTCATGATGGGGTGCGGACAGTCCTTGTAGAGGTGGCCGATCAGACCGCAATTGCGGCATGTGTGCATTTTAGGCAAGAACCCAGGTGGATGCCCCCGTTCTGACTCCATATTGTGGTGCGTCGTGTTGGTTGCTGTTGCAACGCTCGGGGCGGAGAGGGGCGTCGATTTTCTTCACATGGATATCTACGCCAATTCCTTAAGCCGGGGGTGCGTCCCCGTGCGCCGCATCGCTAGCGCTCTGTTCGCTTCGCGCTACCCGCCGGGTAACACTAATGCACAATCGACGTCAAGCCCGACACTCCCCGTCAGGCCCGACATACCACGTCAATCCCGACA